ACTTTTGGGAAGGTGCAAACTTTAAATTAAAAATTCGTAATGTGGAAGGATATCGCAATTACGATAAATCAGAGTTTGATACACCAAGTTCAATTTCCGAGGATGATTCTATTATCGAGAACATTTGGAACAAGCAACATTCTCTTACAGCGTTTCTTGACCCTAAAAACTTCAAGTCATATGACGAACTTAAGAAAAAACTAGACATGGTTCTTTCTGGAGGCACATCTGCAATTAAGAAAGCAGAAGAAGTTACATTGGGTGAAGATGCAAATTATGTGCAACCTGCAGCAACTGCAGCACGCCCAGCAGCCGCGCCAAAGGCAGCTCCTACAAAGGAAGTTGACTTTGATGACGATGATGAATCATTGTCATATTTCTCAAAACTAGCGAGCGATGACTAAGCTTGCGACTATTCTTTTTGGAGAAGATAACATGAAATCCCTTATTGTATTTCTAGCCGCAATGGCTATGGCTCATTCAGGTTTTGCAGCAGAGCCTGCAGAAAAGAAAAAAGAGCCAGCAAAGGCTGTAAAGGCAAAGCCTGCAGCACCGACACCTACAGCAACACCGGGTGTTATTAAAATAGAGAAAAAGGAAGGGGCGGCCAAAGAAGAGAAACTTCCAAAGCCAACTGTTAAACGACCTGAAGAGTTAGCTGCCGAAAAAGCTAAGAAGTAAAAAGAAAAGCCCAGTTAATTCTGGGCTTTTTTGTGGCAGCATATGTAGGTTAGTACCGCTTATCTTGCCAACGATCAACTCCGTTTGAATTTGGATATGGTCTTGGAGGAGATGTTACAAATTGTTGGGTACTGTTATCTACAGTTCTATTCGATATCATAGGTGCAAGTATTTGCGACATAGATCCCATAGAATCTTTTAGATCCATATTTACATTTTCTAATTGGTTTAATAAATCTATTTTTTGGTCGCCGGTTGTAGCAGCTTTTAATTGTTTAAGAGTTTCATTTTTAAAACTATTGGCAAGAGTTGATTCTAACGATTGATCTTGTTTTGGCACAACATTTTCTGCAGTTGCAGATGATTGTTTTGTTTCAATATTGGAATAACGATTTAATCTTGCGGTCTCTGCCGCCATTTGGTCTGGCATATCTGCAGTAGGAATACGTTTGTTCAACGTGTCTATATCTGTTTGCAACTTATCTCTATATTCTTTATTAGATTCTAGTGATGGATCTAAATTCTTAAGACTTTGTTCTTTTATTCTAAGTTGTTCTTTTAAGTCTTTTGAAGAGCTAGAACTTTCAAAATCTGTATTAGCTATTTTTAATAGTGCTTCTCTGCCACCTAATTTTTCTACATCTCGTTCACTTCCGCCAAGAGCATTTCTTGCTTCTTCGGGTGTCATGCCCATTTTAGCAGGGTCGATAGTAGGAGCAACATTTTCTCTAAATGCTTTCTCTGCTTTTTTGCCTTCGCCTTTTGCCAAACGGTTTGACCAATCACTTTCTTCTAATTGGTCAAGTGCCATAGGTATACCAATACCAAGCATAGTTCCACCAATCAATCCTCCGATTGGAAGTCGGCCCGGCCTTGGCGGCACCGGTCGACCTTTTGGACCACCTTTGCCTGGTTTGTTTCCTTTGCCTTTGCCTGGGCCGCCATCTAACAATCCTTTTAATCCTAGGGCTTCAAGTATACTAGAAATTATCCCACCACCTTTATTATTGTCTGCTAAACCCTTTAATTTTTTTGCAATTGCTTCTGCCAAAAGTTCTCTATCTCTTTGTTTATCTTCTTCGGTGTTAGGTTCTAACCCTGAACCCGATAATGCAGGTATTGTACTTTTATTATCACCATAGCCAGCTTTTTGCGCAACAATTTTTCGTATTACAACCACTTCCGCAAGTATATTCTTTTCCAATTCTGTATTTTTCATCTTTAGCAATTCATTTTTAAATTGCGATAATGTTAATACTTTATTTTCAGATTTTTCTTCACCTTCTGCCGGTTTTAAATTCATATTAGGTGGCATTGTATTCTTACCCCCTAATATGTATTTTTTTGTTTCGGCAAATGGGGTTATAAATCCTTTACCAAAATCTTTAATATCACCAACCAGTGTTCTTTGTTTATCTTCCTTATCCTCGGCAGACTCAGAAGATTTTTTAACTTTACCTACTCGTCGTTCTAAAATCTTAGATAAATTATCTATTGATTTTTTTAATGCTTCAATATCTTTATCTTTAGCTGTTGCGGTAAAGGACTGCATTAATGAAGTCATAATACCCGAAGAATTAACTGGTTGTTTAGTTGCCATTATACAGGTCTTCTAACTATTGGTTTGGACGGTGCGTTTCCAAAACTATTATCGACCGAAGCGGGACTCATGCTAAATTCAGTTGTTGTTTCTGTAGTATTAAATGACTGAGAAGATCCGAATGATTGAGTCTGAGGTCCAAAGCCGGTTGATTGTGTTTGGGAGTTAAATCCTCCGCCAGAGAATGACGGTACTGCCGAAGATAGGTTAGGCGTTGGTACCCCACCTGATGAAAAGCTGGTTGAGACATTTGATGCGCCTGCAACTTTTTCCTGTGTTCTACCATACGCAGAAACACCCAATACCGCACCCATCGCTACGTGAAATAATCCACCACCTTGTAGGGTAATAGGTACCCATTGTCTAAATGCGTCATTAGCAGCTTGGACTTCCCAGAACTGCACAATTGTGAACATGATTGGAAATAGAGCAAAATCAAACAAACAGCAAGACATATACATCATTGCCATCATAGGACGCCATTTTTTTGTCATCCAGTCTTCATCTGGTTTTTTCTTTTCTTCTATAACTTCTTCAGTTTTATTATTACCTAACATATTAATTACCCCTGTTTCTTAGTTTGTATTTTACGATTTTCCTCACCAATATAATTAATCAACATAGACACATAAATTTCTCTTTCCCATGGAATCATATTTTCAATTTCTGTTAATGAGTATTTATGGTGCTGCATTAACGAGAAATTCAATTGATAATAATTCACTAAACTATCATGAGAAAGAGTTAGACGAAAAAATTTTGCAGGCCCTCTAAATCCACTGTATTTTTCTTACCACATGCCGGGCAATCGGCTTCAATATGATGCACAATTCTTGGCAATTTCTCAAAGAATTTTTCCAATAGGTCAAATTGATTCTTTGAGAAAGAACTAACAAAATCATCTAATTCTTTTTCAGAATAAGTATCCTTATCAAAGTATTCCGTCTTCGTATAAACGGCATCTATACAATTTCCAACTAATGATAAAATTTTATCAGAATTTGAGTTTTCGTATATATCTAATATTTCGTCAAATCTAGGATATCGCATAACGACCCCGATATCATCAGTCAACATAATTTTGTTTTCTATACCAGTTGGCTTATCGACTTCAATCTTTGTTAAATCCATACTGTAGTCTATTTTTTCTCCGCAGTCACAATTAATAATGATATCAGTAGTTTCGCTTATAGACCTTGCTCGTATGTTTAAGAATAAATATTCTATATCAAAGCTTGCTAATTTATCAATATCTAATTTTTTAAATGTACAATTATCTACAAGTTCTGTAACTATTCTAGATATCTCTTTGCTTTCTGCTTCCATTGTTGTTAATAGAATTTTATATTCTTTAACTAGAAATGGTCTATATTTAATTTTTTTGCCGGTTGATGGTAACATCAATTCATAGTTTGGCGTTTCTAATATTGGTAAAGGCATAATAATTTCCTATGTTAAAAAGATTGTCCGAGTACTGCCCCGGATGCTGCCCCAGCTGCAAAATCAGATAAGTTGGGGTTAAAATTTATTCTGTTTAATAATTCGCTTTCGGGAAACCATCTTCTGTACGCAAATGTAACATTTAATTTGTGTACTTGATTTGTCGACCCCATATTTAAATCTAACATATTAACTGCTCTGGGAAATGCATCTTCTAGATATACTGAATAACTTTCATTATTCTGTTCATCTAATTGCGCTATTTTAATTTGCGACACATATTCCTGCTGATAGCTAACATTAAAAGAATTTGGATTGACAACTTTGAACATCCAAGCGTCAAAGAAAGATTTAACTTCCATTTTGTTATCTATATAGAAAGATAAAGTTATTCCATCTCCATTAAATTCTGAAGATACTGGTCTTTGATAACTTGCTCCGTAGATTCTAAAAGGCTTTGTAGATACGCTCATTGCAGGTAAACTAGCAGACTCGCACAATAAACTAACAAGTCTTCCGCTACCAGTGAAAGCCCCCAATCCGGAAGGCGGGAGAATAAATACTTCAAATCTATTGGGTCTAGCTAAACCTCTAATATTTACTTCCGAAATAAAATTTGATATACTAAAGTTTGACATTATGTCCTTTATAGTGTTCTGTTAAAGTCTTGCCAGACTTTAGTTTTCTGTGCACCGACAAATTTTTCAACAGGTAATTGAGAAGCAGTTACCCAATCGGTATAGGGTATTTTATAAAGACGAGATTTGACGTGTGAATTTAAATAGTGTTTTACTGCGAATTTTGCCGGATGTAATCTTGAAGAGGCATTTAATAGTCTCCAAGATAATTGAATTCTAGTATCTTCATCTTTACCCGTGGAGTAGTCTGATAAAAGCCCTAATATTCTGAATCTCATCATATATGGTAAATAATGTAGGTTTATTCCATAAAAGCCATCTGGTACTTTTCTAAAAGGTAATACTAGCGGCAATCTATCATAGTAAGGCAAAGTATCTTTGTACTTAGGGTCATAATAAAACAAGTACATTTCGCCAGGAATAAGTCTAGTAGCAATTTTTGTATCTCTTAATATCTGATTAGTATTTGTTAGTTTGCCCAAAGATGCAATTTGCTGCCTATACCATTGGTATGACTTTTCTTCTCCGGCGGCATTTAGCCTAATTGTTTCAAAAGCGTTGGTGGCCATTATTTGGATAATCCTAAATCTTTTTCGGTTAATACTATAAATTTCATATTTCGATCAGTACAAAATTCAAAGGCTGCTTTCCATTTAGCTTCATTTACGCCGTACTGGAAAACTTCGTCAATAAACCGTTTTGTTTTCTTTTTAGGGATTTCTGGCGGTTTAGTAAATTTTTCGGGTTTTATTTCTATGAGGAACTTCTCAGTCGTATTGTTCTTAGATTTAACTTTTATATAAAAATCTACAAAATATCTGTGCACCTTTTTATCAACCGGGGACACGTAGGGTATTATAACGGTCTCAGATCCCCATTCTATAATTGAGGGGCTCTGATCGCACCATTTCATAAATCTAAGTTCCCATAGAGACCTATAGATTACCGTAGTAATGTCGCCTTTATATTTTGCAGGATTCAATACCCTAAATCGGCCTTTGTAGGTTTTGGTGTACATAACTCATATAAATAATTAATAACTATAATATTTATAGGCAAAATATGGCAGATATCCCAAAAGACATACGAGAATATACGGAAAATAGAGCTAAGAAATACGACGCTCCCTTTAGTTTCCCGGAATCTAACAAGTATAATGTTAACCAGTATACATATCCTAGCGGTGTGGGCAAATCTCCGGATTTACAACACTACGTAGCATTCTTTGTTAATATTCGAGGTAAATCTAAATTTTTTGAATCTTATCAAAAAGCCGATGTTAATGTAAGAAATAGAAGATCAGATAATTATGATTTAACAGCCTCCGGTACAGGAACTGTTACTAAAATAGGAGCCTTATCTGCGGCAACAGGCGTTGCTGCTGCATTACAAACAGCAATAGATGATCCTAGTAGAGCAGGCGCGGTAGGTATAAAAACTGCTCTGGTAACAGCAGGAACCGCTGGGGCGGTTGTAGCTGCAGCTACATTGGGTGATACATTAAGGCCTGATAATAAATCAAGATTAAAAGATGTTATAACATTACATCTTGAAGAAAGACCTAGTGTAAAATATGGCATAAATTATCAAGACAAAGATATGGGTATATTGGGAGGATTTTTAACCGATAATTCATCAATAACCGAATCTTTTAAAAATAGTGGCGGAGAACTTGGATCAGCATTTGCATTACAGTTAGCTAAAATCCCATCAATGTTGCCGGGGTTTGGGTCAGCAGGTTTGGGAGATATTGCGCAATTAAGTGCAAAGGTTAGAACAAATCCGTTTAGAGAGGTATTTTTTGAAGGTGTTGATTATAGACAATTTAATTTTAGATATAGATTTATGCCGAAAGACAGAACAGAGTCTCAAGCAGTATACAACATTATTCAAACATTTAAAGAACATATGCACCCTGAATTATCTAAGGGAGGATATTTTTACATTTACCCTTCGGAGTTTGAGATTGTTTATTATTATAAAAATAAAGAAAACCCATACTTTAATAGAATTTCTCAATGTGCTTTAACTGATATGTCTGTAGATTACGGCGGCGAACAATTTGCAGCATTTTCAGATGGGTCACCTACAGAAATTAACATCACATTAAGTTTTAGAGAATTAGAATTGTTAACTAAAGATTCTATTCGACAAGGATATTAAATGTTTTTTAGTAAATTTCCTCTACTTGCGTATACGCTTGATAACACAAGTACATATCAACTTGTGCCTGATATTTTACGACGAGTAAAATTCTCAGATCAGTTAAAAAACAATGATGCGTTTTTTGATAAGTATGATATTCGTGACGGAGAAACTCCTGAAATTTTAGCAGATAAATTTTATGGTGACTCAACTTTTCATTGGATTATATTAATGGCAAATGACATTATTGATCCTAGATTTGATTGGCCCATGGATTTCAATATGTTGAATGAATACTGTAAAGGTAAGTATGGTGCTGCGGCGGTATATCATATACATCATTATGCCAACCAAGCGGAATATATTATCAATGGTTATAGAATGTTACAACCCGGATCGACATTTAATAATCCTATTTCTTTAGTTGTGCAAAGTTCCGGAACATTTTCTTCTCCAATAGTATCTCAGAATGCTCCTACAAATAATTTATTTCCAATTACAAACTTTATGTATGAGGATTCACTAAATGAAAAAAGAAGGCGTATTAGTATTTTAAAACCCGAATTAGTATCGGGAATAGATTCCGATTTTAATAAGATCATAAAAGAATGAGTAACACGGTTCAAGATGGGTTACAGACCCCAGGCGAAGTATCAATCGAAGAATTATCTCTGATATCTACTAACGGAAAATCTATCTCTCTAATAGATTATCTTATAGAATTAAATTTATATGAAAGCATATTTAGTAATGTTATAAGCGGAGAAATAATATTATCAGATAGTGCAAATTTAATAAGACATTTTCCAATTACCGGAGAAGAATATTTAAGCGTGCGTTTAAAAACACCTGGATTTAATAATGATAACAAATATAAAATTGAAAAAATATTTAGAGTTTTTACAGTTGAAGATAGAGTCTTGGCAAGAGATCAAAATACTCAAATTTATAAACTAAAGTTAATTTCTCCTGAGGCAATTGTAGATTCATATTCAATGTTATATTCCCCATTTAAAGGAAATATAACAAAAATAGTACAAGATTTATTTAACAATAATTTAAAAATGGGTAAAGACTTAATTGTTTTTACCGGTGCAGATAACAATGTGAAATTTCTAAGTAATGG